TTATATTTTAATCCAACTGATATTATAGTAAGTCCGAAAGTGTTAGAAACATTAGAAATTGATAAAAAATATGATATTTATGAAAAAAGTAGTAGTTGGATTACATTTGGTACACAACCCAAAAATACTTATTATTTTAATGAACTTTTGGAACATATGAGAGATGTAAGAATTAGGTCAGTGAAAGATTTTAATCATATAGGATTGATTTTTGATTTTATTGTAAATGATGATTTTGAATGAGAAAATAGAATACAGAAAGTAAAATATGGTGTGACAACATATGATTTACATAAATATTATGACTGACCAGGTATTCCAGATAAAATTTCATTAAAAAAATATAATTCATACAGCTTAATATTTCATTTACATGATATGCAATACTGATATGCTGTTACCCAGTCAGAAAATATAAGTCAGTGTGATAAAAAAATTAAAATTACCACTAAATAAAATAACCCTTGATTCACATATAAAAAAGGTTGTATATTAAACTATGAGTTACATTGTAATACCGATATTTACAGATCCATTCTTACACCCGTTACATAAGAATAACGGACTATCTTTGTTATATGTTAAAAAAATAGATAGTATAGATAGTCAAATAATATGCCAATATCACCCAGATTGTGGTGATGTATTACAAGATTACAAATGGTTAGAGAATGAAGAAATATTAACACCTGATGCTAAAAAACTATTATCAGTATATCCATTCAAAAATGTAACGGATATAAATTATGAATGGTGGTCATTAAATAATCAACCATTTGATATAGAAAGTATCAGAAATAATGCTTATGATTTCTTTCACAACAAATATTACAATGCAAAGAAATTAAATGAAATAATTCCAATTGTAAAACACAAAGAATATTGTGATACACTTGAAGATAAGATGTCAGTTATCAAAGTATTGGGTGATAAAACATATTCAGATGAAGCAACAATGGCATTCCTATCAATAGAAAAGAATGGTGTAAAAGTATCAAATGATGTATGTGATATATTTGATATGAGAGTAAAGAAACATATATCAGATGGAAAACTTTATTCAAACTACAACCTATGGACATCAACAGGAAGACCATCAAACGCATTCGGTTCAGTTAATTTTGCCGCTCTAACAAAAGAACAAAGAAAAGCATTCGTACCGGAAAATGACATTCTTGTTGAATTTGATTATGATGCTTACCATGTTCGTCTTATTGGTGATTTGGTTGGATATAAATTTCCACAAGGTTCAGTTCACGAATACCTTGCAAGTTTCTATGGTTCAACTTATGATGAATCAAAACAGATAACATTTAGGATATTATATGGTGGAATAACAAAAGAAATAAGAAAAGCTATACCATTCTTTGATAAGGTACAATATTATATTGATAATAAATGGGATGAATTTAATCAAAGAAAATATGTAGAAACTTATATTTATAATAGAAGATTATATAAAAGAAATTATGATGATATGAATGGAAATAAATTATTCAATTATTTAGTACAAGCGATGGAAACAGAATGTAATGTAAAAACAATAATTGAAATTCAACGATATTTATATGAGAAAGAAACAAAGTTGGTATTATATGGATATGATAGTTTCTTATTCGATGTATCAAATAATGATGGAGTGAAAGTATTGAAAGATATAAAAAATATATTAGAGAGAAATGGTCATTCCATTAAAGGAAAAGCTGGATTAAATTATAGTAATGTTTCAGATATTACAGGAAGGTTATAAATGATAGATTTTAATAAAATGATAAATGACATTCTAACAGAATGGTCTTTTCGTGTTCATAATGGACAACCAAATATAAACAACCCAAATCACCTTATAGAACTTCAACGGTCATTGTATCAGCTGGGGTATAGTGATAATATTATTGATGTTTTGATGGAGAATTTAAGGGAAGGGAAGTTCCAAGCTCGTTTAGTGAAATCAGGTAGAATAGTTAATTACAAATCAAAAGAATCAATGGAAGATGCTATTAAAGATGGTAGAGCCGAACCATTAGAAAAAGGCAATAAAGAAGAACCCAAAAAAGAAAAACCAGAGAAAGAGAAATCAAAGAAACAAGATTTATCTGATGAACCACATACAGGTGATGTTGCTCACGATTTAAAAGTTGATGCTGATAAAGAAAAGAAAAAAGGAAAAATAGATACTGCTCCAGTTAAAACTAAAATAGCTGATAAATATAAACAAGAAGTATTTACATATTTAGGTGATTCTAATGTGGGAGAACATACAAAAGTAAAAGAAACATTTAACAAGTTATTGGAAGGTGAAAAATTATCCAAAGCCGAAGAGAAATTTTTATCAAAATGGGTTAGGGTTGTTGAACCGACAACTGGCGCGAAAAATCCAAAATATAAAATTTATATAGCCAATCAAGAAGGACATTTTAGTAGAAAACGAAAACCATTAGCTACAAAAATACCAAAAAATCCATCAACGGGTGTAGAGGCTAAAGAGTTACATTCGTGGTTACAACAAAATGGAATTTCAACACAACGAACTTCTACATTTGGTGGGAAGAAAACTACGGCAAATCAAACATATGTAAATGAAGATGGACAGGTTAAAATATTAGGATCTAAGGATAAACCAACTGCTAGTGTTCAACGAAATAATCCAGGAGAACCACCAACATCTATAACTATTGGTGATTTGGTTATAAATAGATTGAGTGTTGATGATCAAACTATATCAGATTCCGAAAGAAAAAGTAGGGATAGGCATAATAGAAATATGGATGAATATGCTAAATCGATAGATGGTGGAACTTTGGATTTTATTGATATGGATGATGGAGTCGCTCCGGATTCAGCTGAAAATAGAGTTACTGTTATTAAAGGTGCTATTGGTGGAATGGTAAAACAATTAAAAAAATTAGCCAATAAGCCTATTGCTGGGAAACCAGCACCTCCATTGGATGTTGAGGCTCAAACAATTTTGACTGATTTGGAAGAATTTTCAAAAAGAGATCCAAATGATAATCCTCAACAATGGATGAAAGATTATGATCTTTTAATGTCTAGATTTTCAAATCACGAAGTTTTAACAGAGGGTTGGGCAAATTATGCTGAAGTTTATAGTGCTGTGAGAGATATGCATGGAAATGGTGAAGGAACTGAAAAGGGGAGCATGGTATTATTACCAGAAAGTACAACATTAGAAACGGTTGATACAATTGTTATATCTTCTAGTGGGGAAGGTGATAGAAAAATTATAACATTGGATGGAGTAAGTGTTAAAAAAGGAGTTGGTGGTGCTGGCGCGTTGACTTCAAAGGTAGATAAATCTACATTTCAATCTGTTGGCGATTTATCAAAAGAAGAAGTCAAGGAAGTGGTGTTAAAAATGTCAATGGCACATGATGCTATCTATGAATTGGATGAAGATGGTGAGGATTTACAAGTTCATGTTGATTATCATAATCAATATAGAATGGAAATTGAAAGCATGGCTAGAAAAGTTGGAATGGGTGAAGATTATATAGATAAAATGTATGAAGAAATGGAAGAACCAAAGGGAAAAGTTGAAAATGCATTAAAACTTATAATGAAAGAAAGAAAAACTGCCGGTAAACGGGTTGATTCGGATGCTGAAGAGATAATTCGACAAAGATTGAGAAGTTATTATATATACCAAACTCTTTCTCACAAAGCTTATAATGATAATTTAGATGGTCAAGATTTTTCAAATGAAAGTGTTACATCACAAACTAAAACTTTAAGAGATAAAGGTAAGATAAAAGTAAACTCATCTGATGGTGTTAATATATTAGCATATCCGAAATATGAATTTAATGTTGGGTTTACAATGGATGGTAGAAGTAGAAATCCTGGTGCTGGTAAATTTCATAATAAGAGTAAATCAGAATAATGAAAACCCAACTCTTAGCATCATTCACAACGAAAGAAAATCTCGATGATATAATCGAGAAGATTTCGAGCGCATATACAATTGCGTTCAAAAAGATATATGTTTTACAAAATGAAGATAATGTGAATGAATTGATTTGCACCTATAATGTAGATTTGGATAAAGGTGCAGATTATAATGATGTTAAAGGGACAATTTCATTACATAGAAAAAAACATTCAAATACATTATATACAATTAATGCTTTGAATGAGGTTATTGCTGACTTAAATAATGGGATAATAGATAGTAAATTTATAGTTCCTTGAGAAAATTTTAAAAACACTTTATTGGTTACAAATTCAGAAGGACTGAATAAAATCAGTACAAGAATCTATAAAATAATTAAAATAAAATAGATTTTTAATATATGCTCATATATTTATACGTATAATAGGAGAAAATGGTTATGACAAACATAAAAAAACAAGAATTATATTATTTTTACACAGTAGGTTGTGGATTTTGTAAGAAGGCTGAACCACTTGTAGATGAACTTATCAAAGAGGGTTATAATATACTCAAACTTGATTTAGCTGAATCTGATAATAGGGGGTTAAAACAAGAATTACAAAAAAAATATAATAAACAATGTGGAACACCATGGTTCATTAATCCAGAAACTGGACATAATATATGTGGTTATAGAGAAAAAGATATTCTTATGAAATGGATTGGGGGTGAAAATATTCCAGAACCACCAAGACCTAAATCACCACCACCAAAACCACCATTTCATGGTGCAAGTGGCAAAGAAGAAGCAAAATGGAAAAAAGAATATAAGAAATGGGTAGAAGAAAATTCACATCTTCCTAATTTACAAACAGCCGACCAAATTCTTGAAAGACCAAGACCAAAGTCAGACCCACCACAAAGACCAGATTATAGAGCTACTGATGAAGTAATAGATAGGTGGGGCGATGATTATGAAAAGTGGGCAGATGATAATTCACATCTTACTGGATTTAATTTTCAACCGAAAGAAGAAGTGATTAAAAACTTTAAAAAAATGAGAGACCAAGTAGTATCTCAAACAACACAAGTAAAATCACCAAATGAAACAGAGAAAGATTTAACGGAATTTAGACTTCAATTAACTCATATGACAAAACAGTTTCACACACTTGAACAAAAACTTGATAAGTTAATGAAACATTTGGGGGTTTAATGAAATTTAAACCAAAACCAACAGTAGATAGAGAAGCTACTGAACAAGAACTTGAATGTATCAACAAAACCGAAAAAATGTTGGCAGAAGAAAATAAACTTCCACCAGCATCTCAAATGATACGAAACATTGCTGTTGACCATTGGAAGTCATTAAAGGCTTGGGTTAAGGGTAGTCAAGTAATTACTTCACAAGAAGAAGCCGAAAGACGATTTGAGATATGTAAGAAATGTCCTAAACTTCTTTATGATGAAACAAACCCAGATACAGGGAAGAAAGATGGTAGATGTCCTTTGTGTGGTTGTTTCATGAATGTAAAAGTTCACTACGCAGTTGCAGAATGTCCAATCGGAAAATGGAAAAAAGATTGTGGACACGGTTGTGATTGTGGGTGTGAAAATAATTGTGAAGAATAAAAAAAAGACTTGTTTTGTATGTTAAAATAGATATATATTATAGGGATAAGAAAATAGGTTATATGGTTATAAAGAGATAACCATAAACAATAAACGATAAACGATAAAACACAAGTAGGAGAAAAAGCATGGATATTAATGCAATCAAAAACAAGTTAAACAAGTTACAAGCAACCTCATCAAACAAAGAAAACTTTTGGAAACCTGAACCTGGTAAACAAGTAGTTAGAATTGTTCCTTACAAACATAATAAAGATAATCCATTTATTGAATTATACTTTCATTATAATTTAGGTAATAATAAAACATACATTTCACCAGTTTCATTTGGTCGTCCAGACCCAGTTGAAGAATTTGCAAATAAATTAAAATCAACAGGTAATAAAGACGAATGGATTCAAGGTAAAAGGTTAGAACCTAAAATGAGAACTTATGTTCCTGTTGTTGTTCGTGGTAAAGAAAACGAAGGTGTAAAGTTTTGGGGATTTGGAAAAACTGTATATCAAGAATTACTTTCAGTAATTGCAGACCCGGATTATGGTGATATTACAGACCCAATGATAGGTAGAGATATTGGTATTGAAAGACAAACACCAGCAGAAGCAGGCAATCAATATGGTAAAACTACTGTTCGTGTTAAACCAAACCAAACACCAATCACAGAAGATAAAGTCATGTTAGAAAGTATATTTGAAAACCAGACTGAATTGACAGAACTTTATAATGAACCAACGTATGATGAATTAAAAGAAACACTTAGTAATTTCTTAAATCCATCTGAGGAAGAAACAACTACTTCTGAAAATGTTAGTGCTGCGACTACACCAACGGCAAATACTGGAACTACAACAGTTGATAAAGTAGAAGATGCTTTTGATGAACTGTTTAATAGTTAGAAGCTAAGGTTAATTAAATAATAGTATAATAGTGGAGTGGGAAACCGCCCCTCCCATTCCACCACATTTTAGGAGAAAAATTATGACAGATACAAAAGATGAATTAGCTGGAATTATAGCCGATGAATTAAATAAAACTTTCAAACATCAACAAGTTGCATATTTTTTAAGAGATGGGGACAATCCAACAGATGTAACAGATTGGATTTCAACTGGTTCAACAATGTTAGATTTAGCAATTTCTAATAGACCGAATGGTGGTGTTGGAGTTGGTAAAATCACAGAATTAAATGGTTTAGAGGGTAGTGGTAAATCACTTATTGGTTCTCATCTATTAGCATCAACACAAAAGAAAGATGGTATTGCAGTTTATATTGATACAGAAAGTGCTGTATCACCTGAATTTCTTGAAGCGATAGGTGTGGATACAACCAATATGTTATATGTTCATTTGGAAACAGTTGAGGATATATTTGAAACTATTGAAATGATCATTACGAAAATAAGAGAATCAGACAAAGATAAATTGGTTACAATTCTCGTTGATAGTTTAGCTGCAGCATCTACAAAAGTAGAGATGGATGCTGATTTTGATCAGGCTGGGTGGGCAACACAAAAAGCAATTATTACATCAAGAGCAATGAGAAAAATAACGCAAATGATAGCTCGACAAAAGGTGGCTCTCATTTTTACAAACCAACTTCGTACAAAATTGGGAGTAAGTTTTGGAGACCCATGGACAACAAGCGGTGGAAAATCACTACCATACCACTCATCAACCAGAGTTCGGTTTAAGAATGCAGGACAAATCAAAGATACAAGTAAAAAGAATACAATAGGAATTAAGATTAAAGCACAAGTCATTAAGAATAGACTTGGCCCACCAATGAGAACTGCTGAGTTCCCATTATATTTCGATACTGGTATTGATGATTATGGTTCTTGGCTAACTACAATGAAAGAACATAAGTTGTTGAAACAGGGTGGTGCTTGGTATACAATAGAACAAGTTGACACTGAAACGGGTGAACTCATCAAAGCACACAAATTCCAATCAAAGGATTTTGAGAACCTTTTGACTGAAAATGAAGACTTAAAAGAGTTTTGTTACAATCAGATATGTGAAGCTTGTATTCTTAAATATGATAGTAAAGAGTTGGGAATTGATGATGTTGAAGAAACAGACGAAATCGTTGATGAAATCTAAAAAACTGAAAGAATTTCTAACCAAACCAGAAGTGAAACAACTTCATAAAGAGGCAATGAAATTTCAAGGTATGGATAAACTCATTAAAAAGTTGAAGAAATCAGGTGAAGCATAAATGGAAAAGAAAGAGTTAAACAATAAGTTTATATCCTTCCTTGACCAAACCAAAGATGAAGACCATAAATCGGTTACGAGATTGAATGATAGAGTTTTAATATGCGATGGTTTAAATACCTTTATTCGAGCATTCGCAGTCAACCCGTCAATCAATGATGATGGACTTCACATCGGTGGGTTAATGGGATTTCTTAAATCATTAAGATATACATCAGATATACTCAAACCATCGAGAATTATTGTTGTGTTTGATGGTAAGGGTGGTTCAATAAAAAGACAAAAACTATATCCAGAATATAAGGCAACCCGTAAAGTTAAGAAAAGATTAAATAGAAATGTAGATTGGGGAACCGCTCCACAAGACGAAGAACAATCAATGATACAGCAGATGGGTAGATTGGTTGAATATCTGGAACAATTACCACTTACACTTATATCAGTTGATAATGTAGAGGCTGATGATGTGATGGCTTACATTTCACAACAAATTCTTACAGATAGTGATATATTCTTAATGTCAACTGACAAGGATTTCTTACAACTTGTAGATGATAGAGTTAAAGTTTGGTCACCAACCAAAAAGAAATTATACAACAAAAGAGAAGTTGAAGAAGAATATGGAATACCATCACGAAATATTCTAACATATAGAATACTTGATGGTGATAAATCAGATAATATTACAGGAGTTAAAGGTGCTGGGTTAAAAAGTATAATCAAATACATTGAACCAATTACAGAAGATAAAGATTTCAATGTAAAAGATTTGATAGATTATGCAAAAAATTCAAATGAGAAAATAAAACTCTTGGAAAATATAAAAAATAGTAGTAATATATTGAAACGGAATTATTTACTTATGCAATTAAACAAAGTAGATATTCCAGGTCATATAAAGTTGAAGATACAGGGGGCTGTGAATAGGGATATACCACAGTTGATCAAACACCGTTTTCAGGTTATGTTTCTTCAAGATAAGTTAAGTAATCATATAAAGAATTTTGATAGTTGGATAACCGAATTTACTCGGTTAAATAGATTTAGGGGATTAAATGGAAAATAAAATATTACATGGTGATTGTTTAGATTTATTAAAAGATTTAGATGATAATTCAGTAGATAGTATCGTAACTGACCCGCCTTATGGATTGTCCTTTATGGGCAAAAAGTGGGATTATGATGTACCGTCAGTTGAGATATGGAAGGAATGTTTAAGGGTGCTGAAGCCGGGTGGTTACTTACTTTCATTTGCAGGTACAAGAACTCAGCACAGAATGGCAGTTAATATTGAAGATGCAGGGTTTGAAATCAGAGATATGATTGCTTGGGTATATGGTAGTGGGTTTCCAAAGAGTCATAATATTGGTAAGGCTGTTGATAAGTTGGGTGGACAATCATTAGATTGGTTTATTGATTATATATTAAAATTTGCTGATGAGAAAGGAATAAGTAGAAAAGAATTGACAATGATATTTCCAAGTAAAACTGGAAAACCTACTGGATGGTTATGGAATAAACAAAAAACACAAGGGATAACAATTGAACAGTTTAATAAAATAAAAGATTTTTTAAAATTACCTTTTGATAGTCTCGAAGAAACAGAAAGAGAAATTATAGGTAGAGGTGAGGCTGGATTAACTGCTGGAACTATCGCTAATTTTTCAGGAGAAAAGGAGTTTGATTTGACAGAAGGCAACTCACCATACGAAGGCTGGGGAACAGCACTAAAACCTGCACTTGAACCTATAACAGTAGCAAGAAAACCATTTAAAGGTACAGTTGCTAATAATGTATTGAAGTGGGGTACAGGTGGGATAAATATTGATGGGTGTAGGGTTGGAGTTGATGAAAACGAACCAAATAAAAGAGCAAATCATAAAAACCATAATGTATCAAAACAAGAAACCAATATAAATTATGTAGCAAGAAATTCTATTGCTCCTAAATTAGAACAAGGCAGATTCCCAGCTAACCTAATACATGATGGTAGTGATGAGGTTGTGGGGTTGTTTCCTGAGACTACCAAAGCAGGGAATAAAAAGAATACGAAATCAGATACAGGAATTTGGGGAGCAAGTAAAGAAACAGATATTTTGCACAAGATACCTAATGACAATGGTGGCTCTGCTGCTCGTTTCTTCTATTGTGCAAAGGCAAGTAAGAGTGAAAGGAATAAGGGGTTGGAAGATATAGAGGGTAAGTATTTAGATGAAAGTAGAAAAGTTGGAAGTGCCGGTGGGACTAACCCAAGAAACAGAGGAGCGGAAAGTAAAAGAAAGAACTTCCACCCGACAGTAAAACCAATCAAACTAATGCAATACCTTGTAAGATTGGTAACGCCAAAAGACGGAACAGTATTAGACCCATTTGTGGGAAGTGGAACAACTTGTATAGCTGCTAAACTATTGGATAGAAAATATATCGGTATGGAAATGGATGATGAATATGTAGTTATAGCACAAGAAAGAATTAAAGCACATAAACCAGATAAAACACAACATGACTTTTTCTAAAATAAACATTGTATTATGTATCAAAATAATTGTATATTAAAGAAATAAAGAATTAGGAGAAAATAAGAATTGGTTAATCAGTTAACAGATTTTGGTCATACATTTCAAATAAAAACATTATCAGCTTTAATGTCAGATACCAATTTCATTGCACAAATTTATGATATATTTGATGAGAGTCATTTCGATAATGACAGTTTAAAATGGATAGCAAAAGAATGTAAATTATATTATGATGAATACAAACAACCAATAACATTAGATGTATTCAAAGTAAGATTAAATGAAGTTCATAATGATATTCTAAAAATTACAATTATTGAAACACTTAAAGAAGTGGTTAGGTATTTAGAAGCTCCAGATTTGGAGTTTATTAAAGACCAAGCACTTAATTTTTTTAAGAACCAAACATTGAAAAACGCAATCATAGAGAGTGTTGAAATACTTGAAAACAAAGGTGATTTTGATACAATAAAGAAATTGGTTGATAACGCATTGAGAGCGGGTGCTGAAAGAAATTTAGGACACGAATATGTGGATGACATTGAAGTAAGATATTCAGAAATGGCAAGAAGCACAGTTGAAACGCCGTGGGATGTCATAAACGATTTAACGCAGGGTGGATTAGCAGGTGGTGAGTTGGGTGTTGTAGTTGCACCCGCTGGAATTGGAAAAAGTTGGATTTTAGCCGCACTGGGTGCAGGTTCAATGAAAAGAGGTTCAAACGTTTTACATTATACTATGGAATTAAATGAAGCATATGTTGGGTTGAGATACGATAGCATATTTACAGGTATAGCAAATCAAAATTTAAAATATCATAAAGATGAAGTAAAACAGAAGATTGAAAATATTGATGGTGATTTAATTGTTAAATACTTTCCAACAAAAACGGCATCGGTAAATACATTATCAGCTCATCTACAAAAATTGAAAATGATGGGTAAACGGATAGATATGATAGTCGTGGATTATGCTGATATTCTTAAAGATACAGGACATGCAAGAGAAGTTAGACATGCACTTGGAAACATTTATGAAGATTTGAGAGGATTGGCTGGTGAATTTGGTATTCCTGTATGGACCGCGAGTCAGGCGAACAGATCGAGCTTGGATGAAGATGTAATTGAAGCTCAGAAAATATCAGAATCATATCAAAAGATTATGACTGCTGATTTTGTAATGTCATTATCAAGAAAAGTAGAAGATAAAATTGGTAACACTGGTAGATTTCATATTATTAAAAACAGATTTGGACCTGATGGATTAACTTATCCAGCTAAAATGAATACTAATACTGGAGCTGTTGAAATATTTGAAGCGATGAGTGTAGGTGGAAAAGAGCAACAAACAAAAATCGACAACAGAGATAATTTAATGAAAAAAATGTTATCGAGTAGGTATGATGATTTAATGGGAGAAGAATAAATGATTTATGGATATTTAGAATTTGATTGGTCAGAATACTGGACAAGTTCTCACGATGTAGAGTATATTATAGTTGAAAGTAAGTAATTTTACAATAGAACCAGTTCCAAGAATGGCTATTCAGTCATTCATCGAAAAGTGGCACTATTCACATTCAACAAATGGAGTTCAACAAACTCAATGTTTTGCTTTATATGATGATGGAAACCCACAGAGAATGATTGGTGCAATTATGTATGCCTTACCATCAATGAAATCCACTGCGGCTAAATACAATCCAGACAGTACTGATAAATGTTGGGAATTGAGAAGATTGTGTTGTATTGATGATACGCCAACAAATACAGAGAGTTATTTTATAGCACAAACATTGAAGTGGATAAGGCGGAATACGGATATTGAGGTTATAGTATCTTATTCTGATTTACAACAAGGACACGAGGGTGTTGTGTATAAAGCGAGTAACTTCATTTATTTGGGTCAGAGTGGTGGTGGTAGAATTCTTATGGTTGATGGGAAAGAATATCACGCTCGTTCATTAAATCAAAAAGAAAAACCTTATGGTAGAGATTTGAAACGGCGGTGGGAAAACAAAGAAGGACATCAATGGTGGGATTCAGAACAAGATATGCATTTCGTCAAAACAAAACCAAAGAACATTTATATTTATTATTTGAATAAGAGAGTAAAAAAGAAATTATTAAAGTTACATAATGGATAAATATTGTGATACATCGAGGGTTGTTATTTTACCAACATCAAAAGAAGTTGTTTATAAAATGATTACACAAAAACATTATGCTAAAAAATGGACAGCATCATCAAACATATATGGAGTATATTGGGATGAGGGCGAATCACCATTTTTTGATGATAGAAAATTAAAATTGATAGGTGCTGTTTTATATGGACACCCATCCGGTTTTAGAGTTGTAAAATCCGTATCAGAAGAATTGGAAATAGGAGAAGTGTTAGAACTGAAACGATTATGGATTGCTGATGGTTATGGTAAGAACATAGAATCATATGTAATATCTCAATCATTAAAGATGTTAAAGAAAGATGATTCAAATGTTAAAGTTGTCATCTCATTTGCAGACCCAGTTCAGAAACATCAAGGAACTATTTATCAAGCAACCAATTGGATATATCAGGGAAGAAAAGTAAGTCGTGGAGATTTCTATGAATATAAATATCCAAATACAGATGTGTGGTTATCTGATAGAGCAATCGGTGCCCAACTTGGAAGTAACGCACTTGAAAATGTATTGAAGAAAGTTCCTGATATGGAATATGGAGTAAAAATGAGGAAACATAGATATTTATATTTCCTTTGTAACAAACAAGAAAAAAAGAAACTTATGAAAAGTTTAAAACATCCAATCAGACCATATGGTTTTAGTTGTGAATGTGAGGGAATGTGTGAATGTTAAGAAAAATAAGAATAAAGAAATAATTTGTTATATTTATAGATACACGAAAAAGCTGATATAAATCACAAACAGGAGTTACATTATGGTAGAATTTAAAAAGTTCAGTTTATCAGAAAATTTCATAGACGGATATAAAAGAAAAAAACCACCATTTGGTTTTAATGGGCTAGGCCACCTAGTATATATGAGAACATACTCACGAATAAAAGATGATGGTAAGAACGAACAATGGTGGGAAACAGTTCAGCGTGTTGTAGAGGGAACTTACAATATGCAAAAACAACATATTGAGAGATATGATTTGGGGTGGAATGCCTGGCAGGCACAACGGTCATCACAAGAGATGTATGACCGAATTTTTAATATGAAGTTTCTGCCACCAGGTCGTGGTTTGTGGTCGATGGGTACAGCTCTTACGGAAGAAAAAGGATTATATGCCGCCCTCAACAACTGTGCATTTGTATCAACTGCAAATCTAAAAGAAGAATTATCAAAACCATTTACATTCTTAATGGATGCTTCAATGGTTGGAGTTGGTGTTGGATTTGATACAAAAGGTGCGGAAACATTTATAGTTAGAGGACCGAAGTATGATAGAACAAATGATTTATATGTTATTCCAGATAGTCGTGAAGGTTGGGTAGAATCTTTAAGAAGATTGTTAGATAGTTATTTTCTCGGTGTAGCTCCAGTTGAATTTGATTATTCATTGATACGAGGAAAAGGTGAACCAATTAAAGGTTTCGGTGGAGTATCAAGTGGCCACGAACCACTTAAAGAAGTACACGAAACAGTAAGTGAAGTATTAGATAAGAATATAGGTGAACCAATATCAATTACAACAATCGTAGATATAATGAATTTGATTGGGAAGTGTGTTGTTGCCGGTAATGTGAGGAGAACTGCTGAAATTGTGTTCGGTGATTCTGAATCAGATGAATACATAAATTTAAAGAATTACAAAAAGAACCCGCACAGAGAAGAATACGGTTGGACATCAAATAATTCTATATTTGCTGAACTTGGTATGGATTATACAAAAGCATCAGAAAGAATTAACGACAACGGAGAACCTGGTTTTGCGTGGTTAGAGAATATGCAAGATTATTCTCGTATGAGAAACGGAAAAGATAAGAAAGACCATAGAGTTATGGGTGGAAACCCTTGTTTGGAACAAAGTTTAGAATCCTGGGAATTATGCTGCCTTGTAGAAACATTCCCAAACAATCATGATGATTTGGATGATTATTTAAAAACATTGAAATATGCTTATTTGTATGCAAAGACAGTAACACTTGGTAAAACACATTGGCCTGAAACTAATAGAGTGATGCTACGAAATAGACGAATTGGTACATCTATGAGTGGCATAGTACAATTCATCACGGATAAGGGATTACATCAACTGAAAGATTGGTGTGAAGCGGGGTACACCGAATTAGAAAATTATGATAAATTATATTCAGATTGGTTAGCTGTTCCGAGAAGCATAAAACTTTCAAGCATAAAACCTTCAGGAACTGTTAGTTTATTGGCAGGAGCGACACCAGGACTCCACTATCCTGAAAGTAGATTTTATATTAGACGAATTAGATTATCAATAAATTCACCACTAATTAAACCGTTAGAAAAAGCAGGTTACAAAATAGAACCAGCATTTGGTAGTGAAGATAGTACAGTAGTCATAGATGTACCAGTTGA